TGCGCCGGGTGCTGGATGGCACGCTCTATGACGTACTGCCTTATCAGTTTCACGAGGAGCGCAGCGCCGCGGGGGAATACATTCCATTGCGCCTGCGCCGGCCGTCGGTGCGCTATCCGCTGGCGCGCGTGGTGGTGGAAGACAGTGTCGCGCTGACTTTTGGCGAGGGGCATTTTCCGACCATCGACTCCGCGGACGCGGCCGTACGGGCGGCGCTGGCGGATATCGGGCGAGAGGCCGGACTGAACCGGGTCATGCTCGATGCGGCGCTGCGCGGGTCGGTGGGCTCGGTGGCGGTGCAACTGCGGGTCTTGCGGGGGCGCGTGTTCCTGCAGGTACTTGACACGCTGTATCTGACGCCGCGCTGGGACCCGACCGAACCCGACACGCTCCTGAGCGTCACTGAGGCATACAAGGTTCCGGGACGCGCGCTGGTGGCGCAGGGCTACGAGCTTGCCGAAACAAATGCGTCGTACTGGTTCATGCGGCGCTGGGACGCCGAGTCGGAAACCTGGTTCGTTCCTTGGCCGGTCGGGCAGGACCGGGTGCCTGCGGTCGATGAGGACCGAACCGTGCGTCATGGACTTGGCTTCGTGCCGATCGTGTGGATCCGCAACCTGCCTGGGGGCGAGGGCGTTGATGGCGCTTGCACGTTCCGTCCGGCGATCGAGACGGCGATCGAGATCGACTACCAGCTCAGCCAGGCCGGGCGCGGCCTGAAGTATAGCTCCGATCCCACGCTGTTGATCCGCGAGCCCGCGGGGCTTGACGGCGAACTGGTGCGCGGCGGTGGCAACGCGCTGATCGTCTCGGAGAAGGGCGACGCCAAGCTGCTTGAGATCGGGGGTACGGCATCGTCGGCCGTGATTGAATATGTGCGGACGCTGCGAGAGCTGGCGCTGGAAGGTGTGCATGGCAACCGTGCATCGGCAGACCGCCTGAGCGCGTCGCAGTCGGGCCGCGCACTCGAGCTGATGAACCAGGGCCTGATCTGGCTCGCCGATAACCTGCGCGTGAGCTACGGCGGTGCGCTGCTGGAGCTGGCGCGCATGATCATCGGGGCGTCGGCACGCTATCAATTGCGCACGCACGGCGAGAGGATCGAGCCGCTCGATCCATCCGCCCGCGTGGGTCTCAAGTGGCCGCGCTGGTACGCGCCGACTGCCGAGGACCGTCTGCGCGATGCACAGACGCTCCGGATTCTGTCCGACGCAGGGCAGATCTCGAAACAGACCGCCCTGCAGTCAATCGCGGACATTTACGACATCGAGGATGTGCCGGCCGAGCTCGAACGTATCGCAGCCGAAGGGACGTCATGAGCGACAACGAACAATTGGACGGAACGACAAATCCCGCCGAGGCGCGTGCCGCGGAGCTGGAGCGTCGTCTTGCGGAACTGGAGGCGAGTTCACGCCAGCGATTGATCCGTGCCGAGCTGAAGGCCGAGGCGGTGCGCGCCGGCATGGTGGACCTCGACGGGCTTAAGCTGGTCGATGCGACGGCGGTGATGCTGACTGCGGATGGCGAAGTGGCCGGCGCAGCCGCGTTGATGCAGACGCTAAGACGTGCGAAGCCCTGGCTTTTTGGTCAACCGAGTGCCTCAAGTGCAGCCATACCGCCGCCGGCGCAGGTGTCGGGGTCACGGCGAGCCACCGACATGACCTACGAGGAGTGGCAGGCGGCGCGCAGCGAGTTGTTGCGTCACCGCTGAGGTCTGCGAGCAGTCGAATCGTAACCGTCCGACCGGACTCCGCGGCCAGTGGCGCCGGGGATCGTCCAACCACGAGAGGTGAGCATGGGCATCCAGAATTTTCCCGCCGCGCTGCAGCCGATCATTCAGCAGGGCTTCCTGGAGCGCGAATTCGAGCAGGCGCTGCATAGCCGGCTCGGCTATCGCGCCGTCGCGGATCGCGAAGAATTCGCGGTCGGTATTGGCGAGACGTTAACCAAGACGCGGGCGGGACTCAAGCCGAGTGTCACCACGCCAATCTCGCCCACGACCAATTCCAACCTGGACAACGGCCTGACGCCGCAAAACATGGGCGTCGAGCAATTCACGATCACGATCAATCACTACGCTGCGACCACCGACCTCAACATGGTGACCAGCCGCGTCGGGATTGCCAGTCAGTTCCTCCTGAACGCCGCGGTCAATGGCGAGCAGGCGGCGCGGAGCCTGGACGAGTTGGCGCGGAACGCGTTATTCGCCGCCTATTTCGGCGGTAACACGCGAGTACGCACGACGCTGAGTGCTACCGGACCTGCGTTGGCGGTGGATGACGTGCGTGGGTTCCAGACCACCTTTGTCAATGGCGGCCAGACCCCGGTGGGTGCTGCCGCGTCTTTGACGGTGACGGTGGGCGCCAATACCTACAGCCTGGTCGGCGCGGCGGCTGACATCATCAATGTCACCACGACGCCCGGGGGCATTTCCGGAGTGCTGACCTTCGCGAGTTCCGTCTCGGTGGCCGACGGGACGGCGGGCAACACCGTCACGGCGGCGACCGCGAGCGCCGTGGTACGGCCTGGCGCGCGCACCAATACGGCGCAGCTTCAGGTCGGCGATACGCTGAGCATGGCGGGCTTGCTGAATGCGGTCGCGACGCTGCGGCTGAACGCGGTGCCGGAGATCGATGGCGTATTCAACTGCTACCTCGATCCGGTTTCGGCACGCCAGCTGTTTGCCGATAACGACTTTCGGCAGCTGTTCACCGGTGCCACCTCGGCCAACCAGGTGTTTCAAAAGGGCATGATCAACGACTTTCTCGGCTTGCGATTCATTCCGACAACGGAAGCCTATGTGCAGCCACATCCGTCCATCGCAGGCGCCGTCGTGCGGCGGCCGATCGTGTGCGGCAAGGGGGCGCTGATCGAGGGCGACTATGCGGGCATGGCTTCGGCGGATGTGGCGCCAAAGGACAGCATCATCGCACTGGTTGACGGCGTGGCGATGGTGACGCGTGAGCCGATCGATCGACTGCAGCAGATCATCGCACAGTCGTGGTATTGGATCGGCGGGTTCTGTGCGCCATCCGACACGACAACGACCCCGACGACGGTGCCGACTGCGACCAATGCTGCGTTCAAGCGCGCGGTGATGATCGAGCACATCGGCTGAATTTGACGGCAATGGGCGCCGTTTGGGTGCCCATGGGGACGTCGCAGTAGGCGGGGTAGAGGACATGGCTTTCAATGAGTCCGAGCGGACCGACATACGGCGGTTCTGCGGCTATCCCGTCTACGGCCTGGGGAGTGGCGGGCTGCAGGGTTGGCGGTTCTACCAGGTTTACGGCCTGCTGGAGTATCGGCTCCAGCACCTTACGGGGTCGGAGGAGGCCGTAATGCGGCGGTACCTCGCCACGCTTGCCACTCTTGAGCGCGGGGTTTCCGACGCCGGCGCCAACCTTGATACAGACCGGGCGTCAGTCTGGACTCACAATCGCGACGAAGTTCGGGATCGCGCCCGGTTGTTCGATGATTGGCGACGACGCTTGTGTGGGTTCCTTGGCGTGCCGCCGGGACCGGCGCTCGGGACTGGTGGTACGATGATGGTGGTGTGATGGCAGAGCAGCAGCTCAACGACCGCGTTTGGCGTGGCCTGGGCGCTGCGGCGCGTGCGATCGGCGATCAAGTGGACGCTTTCCGGCCAACGGACGGCGGAGATCCACTGCGGCCGAGCAACCGGTTTCTGCGATTACCGGCGTCGTTCACGGCGCCCTCCGTCGGGAGAGCGGCAGTGAGTCGCCATGGTGACATCGGATGGGAGGGAGTGTTCGATGCGGCCTATACCCGTGCGGGTGACTATCTGGTGTGCAACGACGGACAGGTCTGGTTCGTCGCGGCGCAGCCGTCGATGGAACCGGCGCTTTGTGTCCGTGCAAGACGTCGGCTGAGCTTCTCAAGACCGTCAGGGCCGGTCGTGGCCGGGGCCAATCTCTACGGAGGTGTGGTTCGGAGCACGGCGGCACAGGTGCTTCTCAAGTGGCCGGCGGCAATGGCGATCGCAGGGATCACTGGGTCTGGCGCACTTGCGACGTCGAACGGAATTCCACAGGGAACCTGGTCAATCCTGTTGCCCCCGCTGAACTGGCTTGGGCTGCTGGCCGGCGACACGATGAGCGACGACCTCGGACGTGCGGGCGTGGTCGAGAGTGCCGAGTACACCGAGCTGGGCTGGCGTCTGCAGGTGCGTCAGGCCACCGCGTAAGTCTGGGAGACCCTGTCGTATGGCGGACCAATCGGACGTCGAGGCGGCGTTGGTCTCGGCGATCACCAACGTGCTCTATCCGAACGGATTGTCCTCGGACGGCTTGCTGTCGCAGACCTGCAAAGTGTTCCGAGGCTGGCCCAATACGGCGTCTTTGCGTGCCGATCTTGCGGCTGGGCGGCTGAACGTGACTGTGTTTCCCGATACCGAAACGCGTAACACCACACGCTGGCCCGACGACATCGTTTCTGCAACAGGTACGACGCCATCGCTTTCGGTGCAGACCGACTCTGTGAGTGCAACGTTCTCGGGCAGCGCCGACGGCGGGCAATTGGCAGGGCTGCTGGTGGACCGGCTAGCAGTGGTGCATCGGACAGTGGCCGGCGACACACCTGAGTTGGTGGCAGCGAATCTCGGTGCCATGATACGCACGCAACGCATCGCGACCGTGGCTGGGGCTACCGTGACGGTTCCCGGTGCCGGGTTGATCGTGGGGCGGGTCGTAGCCGACCAGGCTGTGCTACGCTGGACCCGGAGCCAGTGTCAGCGGTTTCGGCTGACCTTTTGGTGTCCGGACCCAACCTCGAGAGACAGGGCTGCGGCCGCGATCGATGCGGCACTGTCGCGACAAACCTTCATTGATCTCGATGACGGCACGACCGGGCGCCTGCGGTTCGTGTCCACCACAGTGTTCGATCAGAGCCAGGACGCGGCGCTCTATCGACGTGACCTTATCTATTCGGTGGATTATCTCACGACGGTCGCCGACGTGCTGCCGTCGATGATCTTTGGTGACGTCACGCTCGCGCCGATCGGCGCGGCGGTCACGCAAAGCCTGCTTTGCTGATTGGGAGCTTGCGATGAGCATTCAATTCGTGGTCGTCCGCCCGTTCAGGACGTACATCAAGGGCGATGTGATCAGCGACGCCGCTTCGATCGCGGATATCGTTGCGTCCGACAAGGCGAGCTGGGTAGTGCGGGTCGATAAGACGCCGCGGGTGCAGCCGGGCCAGGGGAGCTAGCCGATGCCGATCGTACAGCAGGGAAACCTAAACACCACTGCTTTGGTGGTACCGGACTTGTACGTGCAGATCGTGCCGCCGCAAAGCCTTGTACTCAACGGGGTGCCGACCAATGTGGTTGGCGTGGTGGGTACGGCCAGCTGGGGTCCGATCGGGCAACCGGTGATCGTGGCAACGATGGCCGACTACGCGCAGACATTCGGGCCCATCGTCGCGCGCAAATACGACATGGGTACGCAGGTCGCGACCGCGGTGCAACAGGGCGCGGCCAACTTCCGTTGCGTTCGGGTGAGCGACGGCACCGATACGGCCGCACAGTTCCTCGTACCGAGCACCAACTTCGTGCTCACGGCACTCTACACGGGTAGCCTTGGAAATCAGATCGCGGTCGTGCTTGGGAGCGGCTCGAAAGCCGGCAGTTGGCGGCTTACGGTGGCCCTGCCGGGCGGATCACCGGAGGTGTACGACAATATCGGCGGCACCGGGGCGGCGTTTTGGACGAACCTGGCTGCGGCCGTGAACGACGGACAAGGCGCTCAGCGTGGGCCGAGCCAAATTGTGGTGGCCAATGCCGGAGGCTCTGCAACCGAGCCGGAGGCGTTTGCCTGGACCTTTGCCAGCGGACCGCCGGGAAGCGACGGTGCGAGCGTTTCGACAGCGGCTTTGGTTGGTGCCGACACCATTCCGCGCCAAGGTATGTACGCGTTGCGTGGGCTGGGTTGCAGCATTGGGCTTCTGGCCGACGGCGACGACCCGACACAGTGGACGACGCAGGCCGAATTCGCATTGTCGGAGGGGATCTATATGATTCTCTCCGGCCCAGCGGGCGACTCCGTTACCAATGCACTTGTCGTCAAACAGGCGGCGGGCCTGGATACCTATGCCTGCAAGTTGATGTTCGGCGACTGGATCTGGTGGAGCGATCAGGTAAATGCGGTCGTCCGGTTGGTGAGCCCGCAGGGTTTCGTGGCCGGTCGGCTCGCAAATCTCTCGCCGGAACAGTCGAGCCTCAACAAGCCTCTCTATGGTGTGGTCGGTAGCCAGAAATCGGGCACGCCGGGCACCGCGCAGAACGCGTCGTATTCGGCCGCGGAACTTGGCGTGCTGCTGCAAGCGGGCATCGACGTGATCGCCAATCCGCAGCCAGCGGGCGCCTTCTGGGGTGTTCGCGGTGGACACAACGCAAGCTCGAACGCGGCGACCAACGGCGACAACTACACGCGGCTGACGAATTATATTGCCGCGACGCTGGCCGGGGGGATGGGCCAGTATGTGGGCCAGGTGATCAACGCCACTCTGTTCCGCCGCATTCGTGCCACCCAGCTCAGCTTCCTGCAGAACATGCTCTCGCAAGGCCAGTTGGGTAGTACGGACGGCAAGTTGCCGTTCAGCGTGATCTGCGATGCATCCAACAATCCGGCAAGCCGGACTGGCCTGGGCTATGTACAGTCCGACGCACAGATCCAATACCAGTCGATCAACGAGAAATTCATCGTCAACATTGAAGGCGGCCAAACCGTGCAGGTGCAACGGCAGGTCGTTTCCGCGGGCGCCGGCGCTGCGGCACCATAAGAGGAGGATGCAGTGACGAGCACGA